TCTATACTGTAACCTTTTTGTTTATTTAAAAGGCCATTTTATACCAGTAGCTCTTTCAAATTTATTAACCGCCTGATCAAGTCTATATCTGCTCTTATATGTTCGTGGATTATCCAAACCATGCTTGAGATATGTATCCATATATTTTTTTTCTCTTCCAATGGTTTTGGCAAAAGAATCTATCTGAGTTCTTGTCCCTTTGACAGCGACAGGTATCGTAGAGCCCCCAAACATCTTCTTTAATATCATCTGTATTCCAGAGCCAAACATAGTCAGCCAACTTTCATCTAGCTTGCCTTTAGAGGCGGCATTCAGATCAATTGTGACTTCTTGTAGTTTGTCTTCTTTTATTTCCGTATTTTCCATGCAAAACACTCCTTAAGGTTCACCTTTACCTTCTAATTAGTCAACTGAAAACAAAATAAAAGAGCCAATGTTGGCTCTTTTATAATGCATAGTTTCTATTTTTTACTTTTTACCTTTAGACGCTTTTTCCATAGATTCGGCTTCTTTTTCAAGTTGCTCGCTTAATCTCTCTAAAAACCATCTTCTGATAAGCACTGGAAGATTGTAAGCTTCGATGAAGCTCCACCCACCATGGTATTTCATTAGAAAAAATTCTTCATATACATTTTTTATGTATTCATCATTTAGGCCAAAAAAAGTCCGTTGTAAACGGAACCTCCATATCCTGCTCGTAATCGCATGTGCCACAGACGAACTCCTGTGTTAAATCAATGTTTGGTGTTATCTTTTGGTATGCCTCTCTCAATTGTCTAGAATCAAGAGCCGGCAGGTTATCCACAAGGGAATCAATGGTCGCACCATCAGTGTGTCCATCGACAGACACCAATATCATTTTGGTTTGCTCTGTTGAATTGTTTTCTGGTAACTTGTGTTTCTTTCTCTTCTCAGCCGACTTCATTAAGGCTTTTTCGTCCTTGCCGGTAAGCAATCTCAGTTCAACTTCTACATCTGTTTTTATCAACCTTGTGGTAAAAGTATTGTTTGGTGTCTTTATCACCCCCATTCCGATACCCTCTAAGTTCTCTTCTCCACTATGGACGGACCCTTCGTCCAAATCAAAGGAGTGCTTACAAGATGTTCCGCATGCGGGGCAAGTTACACTGGTTTCATATTCTGCTCCATACCCAGATATACGAGCAGCAACTATCAGAGCATTTTTGTCTCCAATAAGAAGGTCGTCTATAAGGATATTCTTGTCAACAATCAGATTCTGAAGCATCCTGTCAATCGCTATACCCTTCTTTAAAAGGGTTTTTGATGTTAGGATGTCCTCTTCTTTCGCTGTCATAAAGCGAATTTCAGCACTGTCTTTACCATGCAGCGGATGTCCGCTTGGGTAGTATTTACCCCCTGACGGTAAATCAACGAATTCTGTTGGTGTTGTAAATTGTAATGGAGTGTTCGGAACGGACGCTTCACTTGAAGCAGGTTGAGGGATTGGCGGGTTAGTACCAGTGTCTTTAACCCCCAATCGCTCCTCATTATTTCTTACGGTCATAAATACCTCGTATATTTATTTTGTCTTATCTTATGATTCCGGAGTCGGATCGATTACCGCATCTCTATTGGTGGGCTTGAACCTGGCGATGCTTGGATTCGGTGCCTGTGTACCATGCTCTGCATTCTGGGTTGCAAAATTTGCGACAGAGGAGATGTCTTTGTTTGACGTTTCTAGTTCTGCCCAGTCATATCGAACTTCAAGGTCGATATTCGTTAAGTCATCTGATTCATAGTCCAGCTCGCCAAACTTAACGGAAGTAATCCAAGCATTCTTCAATGTCCAGGTTTCCAAAGCTGGTTGGATCTGGCCACCGTTTGGTGATCTGGATCCAAGTTGACGAATTTTAACTTCTCCTAACATCTTAGTGGCAGCTGCTTTTGACATAGTAGTGGTATCTGCATAGTCTCCTGGGATAACATAGCCAGCCGATTCTAACAATGCTGCCAGATTATTAGCAGCATCGGGAGATACCGGATCCACCAACGTGACATTCACTTTGCTCCACTCAACCCTTCCAGGATAGTAAAAAGTGTGATTAATGTACTTGTGAGATGCCTCGTTTATTGTTATTTCTGGCTTGGAACACTTCTTAGCATACCACGTAGCTCCATTAGGCATACTGGGAAAAGTGACCAAGAATCTATATGCTCTTTTCGGATCTTCTCCAGGGGTTGTCCAAAAGTTAGTTACATCATTTGCCATTTTTTATTATCCTCCAAGTTCACTAATAAATAGTAATGTCATTTTTTTAATCGTCAAAAGAAGCACCAGTTCTCGTGATAATGAAATCCAAAGCAATGAACTCAATCGCACGAGCAGGCTTCAAGAAAATCTTGGCATACAAGATGTTTCTGTCAATCAAATCAGGTGTCGTTGTGGTTTCATCAAGAAGGACTTTATAATCAGTCAAACCCAACCCAGACTTAACAGAGTCCAAATATGGATTAACCTGACTCGTGAATCTATCCCAAGTCACTTGGACATTTTGATCGAACAAGATTCTAGAAGCGATATTAGAAACACCCTTCTTCAAGAAAATCAACAATCTTCTAACATTAATTCTGTCAAGAGCAGAAGGAGTAGACTGAAGTGTCTTTTGTCCGAAAATCACAATACCCTCTGATGGGAATGAAGCAATCGGATTAATGTTGTGTTCATACAACTTATCTCTCTTCTTAGCAGTAAGTTTGTCCTTAACATCTGTCACTGTAATGCCAGCAGAGCCTTCAGACAATCCGCCTCGGTTGAAACCAGCAGGAGCGAACCAAACTGCAGTGCTCTCTTGTGAGCTAGCCATGGTACCCAAGGCAACAACACTAGGTGGTACATTGAGAGGGAAATTAGTTGTTCTATCTCTAATCTGTACCCAAGGATAGTAAGCACAGCCATAGCTGGTGTTTAATCCTCTATTGCGAATATTTGTTACAACTTGGTCTACACCGTCTTGAGATCTTAGTGCTTCCGTACTAGCGTTCTCCGATGCCGGTATATAACCACCGAATGGGTCAATAATAGCAAGAGTATCTGCTCGGGATTCACAAGTATCCAGAAGATGATCTGTGAGACCTGTATTGGTGATGCCAGGAACAGTAGCAACGTTCATCTCAATCACTTCCGGATCTGAGACAGAATCAATCGCTCTCTTAATTGAGTAGTAAGCATAGCTTGTCTGCTCTGTTCCGCCAACCAGAACCACCGAAGAGTGGAATAGTGAACTGGGTTACACCATCGTTAAGGGTGCTCTCATAATTAAGAGAACCACTAGCACTGATAGAGGTTCCTGCAACTCGGGAGCCTGCTTCATAAAAAGCGTCAGTGGTACCTATCTCTCCCCCTCCGATAGAACCAGTTATAGCGACAACCTCATCAAGGGTGAACACCCATTGATATTCCGTATTGGCAGAAATGGCATCGTGGTTGGGTATGTCTTTTGGTTTTACTTTGACATAATCTCTGTATCCCTCGTCAAAAGAAAAGCTACCAGATTTAGTTACATCAATTCCATAGAAAGCATCCTTGAAATCAGGAACCCCAGTCTCTGATGCCGTGGCGACAAGTGGAATTTCCGGGAAAAGGAAAGAGCCAGAGAAACTAATATCTATGTCAAGCTCTCCCGTCGCGGCGATGGTCGTTGGGAAATCAGGAGCACTTCCTGAGCCTTCTAGCATGGTTTCCACCGGCGTATCTACAGAAGAACCAGAAGCAACCGCTGCGGTATTCAGCTTTAGAGGCCCAAAAGCACCGAACGGAAGAGTTCTAGGATCAACACCGCCTATTTCAATATCCGGGTTCATTTCAATCCTAACATATTTTGAGTTGTTGGGATAGGTTCCAAGAGTGGTATATCTTCTTTCAGAGTCACTCCACTCCAAAGACTTATCTCCATCCTTGTTAGCAATATAGTTGTTGGCAGCGGGATTAAGACTACATTCAGTATATTGTTCTAGTATAATGGGGGATGCATCTTTATCATCCTCCAGTTGTCTAACCAAAACAGTAAAACTTCCATACTCACTAACCAGTGGGTTGGTTGAGGTTTTTATATCTGTAATGGACACCTTGATATTGTTTTGTTCCCATTCGCCGGCACCTTCGCCAAGAGCATGGAATTTGAACAACTTCGTCATATCAGCAGCAACAAACGAAGCAGTAACTGTGTTAAGATCTTGAGAGATTACCCAACCGGAAGCAGCTGCCTGGGCAGGTTGTCTCTGGTCGGCATAAGCAATTGTATCCTGTGCTAGCGGCACTAGACAACCATATGCTTCGCCTAGATCAAGGTTGGGATTAATCTTGTTCTTAACAAAGTTGCCAAAGGT